TTTAATCTCTCAATCTTTCGGTTGATGTACCACACGGATTTCTGCAGGTCCTCTATCTCTTTATCCGGATCTTTCTTTCCTGCACGACAGATATACTTGATTGCGTTGCCTAAGTGGTAATCCAGTTTTTTATCTTCAATAAAATCAATCACTTCAATTTTTCCATCCGTATAATGGGATGGATGATTGACTGCATCATTCACTACCATCATCTTTTCCCTCCATCTGCTTTCTCGCTTCTGCCAGCAGCATCTCACAGCTCTTTCCGAGATATTTCCGGCATTGCTCATCGAGGCGGTCATACATCAACTCCTGTTCATACTGTGAAAGGGCAATGAGATATTCCGATTCATTATCCGAAACAGCCTCATCTACAACTACAAAAGAGATACAGACATCTGCTTTGCTTTTGCTGTAATCGTTAATTCCAAAGTAAAAATTGTAATAGCCGTCAGGGCTTCTTTTCTCCACTCCCTCAAACTCTCTGATTACATCAGCAGCCTTTGTCAGCATGTACGTACCCATCAGTTCAAAGCAGACCGTCGGGAAACGGCAAGGATAAGTTTCAAATATCTGGTCACTGCCATAGACCACTTCGCTTCCCACATCCAGATAAATCCCGTTGATTATAATTGACTCAATCAGTGTCATATATTTCTCCTTTCTGCCACCTTCCTTTTGCAGCGCAGTCTTTACTGCAGTATTTTCTCTTTCTGGTACTGACTCGTTTTGCACGAAACACCCTGTCGCAGACGGGACACACAAGCGTCTCGTAAGAATTCCACTCATCCGCTCTCGGATGGTTTTGCCAGAATTGTTTTCTGCATAAGTCAGAACAATAGACCCTTGGTCTTCCGACACGGTTTGATGTGACTGGCTTGCCACAGTTTGGGCAGAACCGTTTTGCGACCCCGCTTAGAAACTCCTCCATATCCGGGTCTTCATATTCAATTCCCATGGTGTCCTCCTTCCCTCGGGTCCTATCAGTACGCCAGTAAAAGTGGGTCTTAATTTTGCGAAAACTAATAAAAAAGCCCTAAAAATCATAAGTTTTCCCTTTGCATTTCGCGCCTTTTAAAACCCAACTGTTCAAAATACCAAAGATAAAAAAGGGTATAAAAAAAGCACGGAAACGGTTGTTTTTCTGCCGTTTTCATGCTTTTTTAAGTTCACTTTTTTTATTATCCACATTTTTATTTTGCGACACCACCGCCAGCACTATAGACCCCCGGCCTATCAATTTTGCGTTTTTGCACGTTTGAGGGGGCGCCGGTCTTCCGTAGAAAAAGCTGTAGAGATTTTGACCGCCCCTGGGGTGGTCGCCTCTAGTGCGAAGGAAGAAGTAAAAATGGTGTCAAAAATAGATCCCTCTACTATATAGGTTTTGAAATGGTGTTTTGGGTAGTATCGAAATAAAAAAAAATAAAAAAATTTTTTTTAGTAACTGTACGTTGGGTTGATGTCCTCGGTCAGAGTCTTCCTGTCATGGCACGGCTTACACAAAGCCTGCCAGTTGTCTCTGTCCCAGAAGAGTCTTGCATCACCACGGTGAGGAGTGATGTGGTCAACCACCGTTGCCTGCGTATACCTTCCACACTTCATGCAGGAAACGCAAAGGGGATGGCTCTTAAGGAACAGCTTGGACTCCCTCTGCCAGCGGCTGCCGTAGCCTCTCTTCCCAGCCGACCTTGTCACTTCCGGGTGGTACTTTAGGTGTTCCTCACAGTACTGTCTGCCCGGCTCTACCAGTGCAGCACACCCAGGCTGCTTGCACGGAACCCTTGGTCTTCTTGGCATCTGTAACACCTCCTTCCAGATATAAGAAAAGCCGGGGTAGAATAACCACCTCGGCTCGTTTCAAGTATTTTCTTGTTTTATCCAATCATTTCTCTAGTATTTCCACCATCTCTGCCGGTGTAACAATGAAATCCTTAATCGGATAGTGCTTCTTGTTTCCTGTCACCAGATATGCATCATCTGTTCTTTTTTCCATTGCGACCTCATAAAAAATAAGGTCATCCATATCAATTAGGATTTCGCCTGTAGGCTGTGGAAACACCTCAATTCCGTAACGTTTGACCGCTGCTATTACAGTGCGAATCACGTCATCCGACAGATGGAATTTAGGACGATGCAGCACCTCATCATACTCAGCCAGAATCTCCTCGTGATACAAAGGAGTAATTTGCCCTTGCAGCATTGCACGAAAAACACGAACGGTCGCCGCATCATCATTTTTTGATAACAACGCCGATACAATTACATTGGTGTCGACTACCGCATAGCATTTCATTCGTCCGCCACCTTTCCGGATTTTCGAACAGCTCTGGCACTGCTGATTTCTTCGTTGATTTCATCCAAACTCATCTCTGGAACATCAGCCGCCTGTTTTCTCATTTCATCAAACGCCTCAAGGGCTTCTGCCCTGGTCACTACATTTTCAGGAAGTCTTGTAGAAAAAGGAATACCTCTTGCAATCTTAATCTGTTTCATACACATCCTGAAAACAGTTGGCATATCCGTTCCAAGTGCATCACAAATATCTGCCACATCCTGCTTCAAATCCTTGTCCACGCGAAACTGTATCAATACCTGTTCAGCCATTTCTTTCGCCTCCTTTCAATTCATGCAAATATCATACATTTGTATGTCTTTTGCATGTTTATTATAACTCTTCTGGCAAAAGAAGTCAATTAAGCTAAAAGCATTTACACAAATTTTACATTGATCTACACCGCCATATTTATCATTATTTGCACCATATACACTGATCATCGTCTGTTTCCTGGCATCTTTCCCAAGGAAGGTCTTTTTTCCCGAAATGGCCATATGCTGAAACTTTGTTATAGTCCACACTGAGCAAATGCAGATATTTGATAATTCCCTGTGGGGTCAAATCATAATTATCGCGCACATATTCTTCAATCATCTTCGGATTCTGATATTCCGTGCCAAAACAGTCGATATTTACGGATACCGGTTCACACTTGCCAATAGCATAGGCGATACTGACTTCACAGCGATCCGCATATCCGGCTCTTACGATGTCCGCCGCTATTTTTCTTGCCATATAGGCGGCTGAACGGTCTACCTTACTTGGGTCTTTTCCGCTTAATGCTCCACCACCCATTCTGCCGATACCGCCATAAGTATCGCAGGCGAGTTTTCTTCCTGTAACGCCACAATCTGCAAATGAGCCTCCCTGAACGAATCTGCCGGTCGGATTGACCAGTTTTTCGAAGTCACTATTAAGCCCGTATTCTGCAGCAGCCAAAACCATCATGCCTTCGATGATATGACGGAAATCAGAAACCTCCACATCCGGGCTGTGCTGCACAGAACAAAGGAATGTGGTGATACGACCAGTTTCGTAATCAAAGCTGACCTGAGCCTTTGCATCCGCTCTGAACATTCTGCTTGGATGGGCTTTCAGGATTTTCAAGAACTTTGTTGCCACAACAAACGGAACCGGTAAAAGCTCTGGAGTCTCATTTGTGGCATATCCGTACATGATACCCTGATCACCGGCACCGCCTTTATCCACACCGAGTGCGATGTCAGCAGACTGTTCTCTTACCAGGATGGTGAGATCAAATTCTCCAAGCACAGGATTAAAGCCAAATCGTTCATATCCGATTTTTTCAAATACCTGATGCACCAGTTTCAGATATACCGGCTTATGTTTGCTGGTAAGCTCACCGGCAATGATGATGTGGTTGTCCTTTATCATGACCTCGATTGCCACACGGCTGTTCTTGTCGTTTTTCAGGCAGTCTGTTACGATTGCATCTGCAATCTGGTCGCAAATCTTATCCGGATGTCCGTTTGACACCTGTTCACATGTTAAAATCATTCTGTTTCTCCTCTCATAATCTGAATCATCATAGAATTTTCTATTTCTTTTATTTTTTCTGGTTCCTTTAGCTCGCCAATTTTCCTGGTCAACACCTTTTTGTCGACAGTGGTGATCTGTTCAGCAAGAATCATGGAGTCAAGGCATCCTCCACCGAGGTATTTCCCTTCAATCCACGTATGAGTAGGCATCCGAGGCCTTTTCATTCTGCTTGTCATAGGAAGAACGGTCACTGTTTGTGCATTGGCATTGTTTTGGTCATTACTTACGATCAGCACTGGTCTTGGTCCACCTTGTACACTAGAGTTATAGTTATAATCCAAATCGGCGAACCATACATCCATACGCTTGGGATAAGTTATCCTAATTTTCTTGATATGTATTTCCTTACGTTTATTTTTTCTTCCTATCGTCCTCTCCCCCTTTCCGGGCAACAAAAAAGCCCGCCGGTATTTCTACCAACAGGCTCTTCCTCTTTTTCCATGATTTTACTCATTTGATTTCTACTCTTCCTCTTTTTTCCATGATATAATCATATCACATTTCAAGTAGTATGTCGTCCACGATTTTACTCATTTGATTTCTACTCTTCCTCTTTCTCCATGATTTTACTCATTTGATTTCTACTCTTCCTCTTTCTCCATGATTTTACTCATTTGATTTCTACTCTTCCTCTTTTTCCATGATATAAGCATATCACATTTCAAGTAGTATGTCGTCCACGATTTTACTCATTTTCTTTTTACTTCTTTTTCTATTTCCCATTTACTCTTTTCCGTAAAGGCGGGTCGCCAGTTTATTCAATGCTCGGTTTTTACGGTTATACGCTGAGGATCTCTCAATTCCAAAGTAGTCACAAATCATTCCGATGTCACTTTCACCTGAAAGATAAAATCCTTCCAGAACGTACTGCTCGTCCTCATTCATTGCTTCCCATGCCGGCTTAAACCAATTCATGTACTCTACCGCCTGCCTATAACGCTCTTTCAGAATATCGATTTTCTCAATACCGTCCAGAATGCGGTCCTCTGCCGCCTGCGGATTATGGGAATGTGGCATACCATCCATGTTTTGGCTGCCAAGTCCAACCATGCTGTCTCTGATGCCTTTTACTTCGTCATCTGTATTTTTTATGATGAACTGCATGTTTTCATAATCCTCCATCGCACGGATTGTTGCAGTTCTTTTATCAAGATACTTCCACATCACACTCATGACGCTACCTCCGATTCTTGGTTAATTCCCTCGGATTGTCGTCCTTTTTCACTTTTCGTCTTTTTTTGTCTTCTCTCTCTTACATTCCCACTTCTTCTCTCAACTTTCCAACCAGATATTTCGGATCAATGTCAGTTAGGGCTTCATACAATTGGGAGAAGAAGAATCTTTCCAGACGTGCCATATCGGCTGCCGCCGTCTTGCTGTCCGGATTAACGGAGAGCCGTTTCAAAGCCTTCCGATAATCCCTTGCTGCTAACAAAATAATTGCATTTGCTAAATTCTGATAGGGTTCGTACTCACTCGCCATGTCATTTCCCTCACTTTCCAAGATTTGCTTTCACCGCATCGATGAGCTCCTCCTGGGTGGCATCTTTGCCTTTTAGCACCTGCAAGATTCTCTCATCTATAGTGCCAGAACAAATGATATGGTTAACAACCACTGTTTCAGATTTTTGCCCCTGTCTCCACAGTCTGCCGTTGGTCTGCTGATAAAGTTCCAGGCTCCAGGTAAGTCCAAACCAGATGATGGTCGAGCCACCAGCTTGCAGATTCAAGCCATGGGCTGCGGATGCAGGGTTTAACAGGATGACTGGAAGTTCCCCCGCATTCCATCTTTGGATGCTGTCCTCTGTATCCAGTTTTTCAAACACGATCTTTTTCTCCCTCAGCCTCTCGCTGATTCTTTCCAGATCATGCTTAAACCAGTAAACCACCATGACCGGCTTACCATTGGCAGCCTCAATCATGTCCTCCAGAGCATCCAGCTTTCTGTCATGGAAAATAAGTGTTTTACCATCATCCGTATAAACTGCTCCGTTTGCCATCTGGCTGAGCTTTCCACATAGTGTCGCTGCATTAGCTGCAGTAATCTCTTCACCTTCTCCTAATTCCAGCACCAGGTTTTTTCTCAAGCTATCATAGGCTTCTTTTTCCTTCTCATTCATGTACACCGTATTTTCGCTCATGACCTTTTCTGGCATCTGCAGATAGTCCGTTGACTTCATGGAAATCGTGATATCCTCGATTTTCTTGTAAATCTCCTCCTCAGCAAACGGAAGTGGCTTGTAGCTGTAAATTACAGCACCGTTCATCTTGTCGGGTCGGAAGTAGTTAGTGCGATAAGAAGTAATAAACCTTCCCAGCCGCTTTCCCATATCTAGAAGCTTATACTCAGCAAAAAGATCCATTAAGCCGTTGGATGCCGGTGTTCCTGTAAGCCCCACAACTCTTTTCACTTTTGCCCTGACCTTCATCAGTGCTTTGAATCGTTTTGACTGCGGATTTTTGAAGGATGAAAGTTCATCGATGATGACCATGTCATAATCAAATGGCATCCCGCTCTTATCAACCAGCCATTGTATGTTCTCCCTGTTGATTACATACACATCTGCTTTCCTCATCAATGCCATCCGTCTTTCTGTCTCCGTACCAACCGCCACGCTTACCTTCAGGTCTTTTAAGTGGTCCCACTTTTTTACCTCTGCCGGCCAAGTATCTCTTGCTACGCGGAGCGGACCAATGACCAGAACCTTTTCCACTTCAAAAGAATCAAACTTCAAATCAGCCACAGCGGAAAGAGCTATGACCGTTTTCCCCAAGCCCATATCCAGCAGAACTGCTGCCACCTCATTTTTTTCAATGAACTCGATTGCATATTTCTGATAATCATGTGGAACGAACTTCATTTCACACCTCCTCCTCAAATAATTTCTTTTTCACCCCTCAAATAATCCCTGAATCCCTTCTTCGCTGTCGATCACCTCGACACGAAAGCCTAATTTTCTGATTTTCTTTATCTGCTTCTCTTGTAAAACCCTGGGCTTTTTACCCGGAGCCTTTAGCTCTACAAACACGATTCTTCCTCCTGGAAAGAGGCAGATGCGGTCGGGGACGCCGGAATTCCCCGGGGAAACCCATTTTACACACCATCCCCCAGCCTTCTTAACTGCCTCTTTCAACTTTTTCTCTATCTCTTTTTCTCTCATCTCATCCCGTCCTCTCTATCTCTTTTTCTCTCATCTCATCCTCTTTTCTCCATTCCCTCTTTTCACTCCATCCTCTCTTTCTCCATTCCCTCTTTCATCCCGTCCTCTTTTCTCCATTCCCTCTCTTTCATCCCGTCCTCTTTTCTCCATCACACATCCACCCTAGAACAACTGAACAGAAAAACCCTTACGCGCGCATATACGTGTTGCGCGATATTGATTTTTTAATAAATTAATTATTTATTTGTACTATATAGATATAGTTGTGGAGTTGTGGTTCTCGGGTCGTTTTTATTGGCAAAACGGGGCGTTTATCGGGGAACAAGTGAAGGAACGGGTTGTTCCCCCACCCAGTTGTTCCACACCTTGTTCCTCTTTTTTTTTCCACTTTTCACCTTTTCACCTTTCCACTTTTCACCTTTTCCACTTTTCACCTTTACTCCTTTTCATCTTTCACTTTTCACCTTTTCACCTTTTCACCTTTTCTACTTTTCACCTTTCCACTTTTCACCTTTCCACTTTTCACCTTTTCACCTTTTCTACTTTTCACCTTTCCACTTTTCACTTTTCATCTTTTCACCTTTACTCCTTTTCACTTTTTTCCTTTTCACTTTTTTCCTCTACTCTTTCATACAGCCTCTGCTTC